AAATGCAGACTACACCGTAGAGGAATACAATCAACCTCTGAAGGTTGGTCTTGGCCGTGACCCAGACCTACATTAATCCTTATAAATAACCATGTAAGGAGTATTGTTACATGGAAAAATATTTTATGGGACAAGACGGTTTCGTCTGGTTCACTGGCGTTGTTGAAGATAGAAGTGACCCATCAGAATTGGGAAGAGTTAAAGTTCGTTGTCTAGGGTATCATACGGAAAGTCTTGATGACTTGCCTACAAATGATTTGCCTTGGGCTCATGTTATACATCCAGTTACAGACCCATCTATGCAAGGACTAGGAAATAGTCCATCTTTTCTTGTTGAAGGTTGCTGGGTTGTAGGTTTTTTTCTTGATGCAAGAGAGAAGCAACAACCAATTATTATGGGAACATTGCCTGGCATTGCTTCCACAGAAGCAGACAACACAAAAGGATTTAACGACCCAAGAGGAAATGACTCTCCACAAGTGTTATACAAAGGTACTCCAACTTATGGCCCTTACCCATATGTCGGAGAAGGTGAAGATGATGAAGTTTGGAATGGCCATGAATTAAATGAACCAGATACAAGTCTTTTAGGTAGAGGAAAAAAATCAGAAAATCATACTTCATTAATTGACAGAAGAAACAATCGTGAAAACAATGATGGTAAGGGAATACCTATTGCAACAAAACCTAATATTAAAACTGTATCGGATACTCTTAAAACAACTGAGATAGCTAAAACATTTGAAGAACCCCACCCTAAGTCTGTTGACTTTGAAGCTTACATAAAAAATAATATTCCGTATAGCTCATCTCAGTATCCTTACAATCATGTATTTGAATCTGAAAGTGGTCATGTAATGGAAGTAGATGACTCACCAGAAGCAGAAAGATTACTTCGTTATCATAAGACAGGAACATTTGAAGAGATACACCCAAACGCAGATAGAGTTGTCAAGGTAGTAGGAAAAAATTATGAAATCATTGCAGACAGTAACAATGTATTTGTCAATGGTGATGTAAATCTAACAGCTACAGGTAACTATAATCAACTTATCAAAGGTGATTATGTTTTAGAAGTAGAGGGTAACTATACAAGAAAGATACACAAGAATGAGCAAGTAAAGATTGGTGTTCCCAAAGAAGATGATGATGGTAACTTACAAGGTGGTGGTAATCTTGAAGAAGAAATAAATGGTAATCACTCTTTCAATGTAGTCAATAGTGTCAAGGGTGCTGTCGGTACAACCAAGACAGGAACAAGTAAAGACTTTGACATTACAATTGGTGGAAGTGAAACTCGTTCAGTAGGTGGTTCACAAAGAACAGTTGTAACCACAGATATTTTATTTGCATCAACCACAGACGAAATGATTTTATCTGCGAATACTAATATGTCTTTATCAACAGCATTGACAACAGGAGTAATGTCAATCAAAGCTGGTGGTACAACTAATATTGGTTCTGTAGAAGCAGTTACAATCAATTATGAAAAAAGTTTAAGTGAAACTGTTGGAACATCAGTTACAGAATCATATGGTTCACTTGCAACAAGCATTTCTGGAACAACAGCAATTAACCATACAGGTATTGCAACATATCAATATAAAGATGCGTTCAAAGAGAGAATAGAGAAAGACCACTTCGTAACTAAGATTACTGGTTTCACCGACCATACTGCAACAGTTGACCCAGCAAGAGCAACTGGAACAACAGCAGTAGATGCAATAACATAGGAGAATATTATGGCAGACTTTAAATCAGCAGGACTATGTGGTGAGAGTCCAAACTTAAATAGTGTACTGGAAAAAATGGATAGTTTAAAAAGTTCATTATCTAGTAGTCTTACTTTGAGTCCATCAGCTTTATCATCAACTCTATCAAGTGAGATATCTGGGCTGAGTTCAAGTCTTCAAGGAATGATACCAGAGTTACCTTCTGCACCAGATGTAAGTTTACAAGCAGAACTAACAAGTTTATTAAGTATTGACAAAACATCTATATCAGGTCTTGCAAATTATACTAGTAAATTAAATTCTATTAAGGGTCAGTTTGGTGACTCTCTTACTAAGAGTGGTTTAAGTTTAGATAGTCTTGTATCAGATGCTTCATCTGCATTAGGTGGTGGTGGAGATTTATGTGCAGCTGTTCCAAACTTTAAATTACCTTCTGGTGCAACAGAAGCTGCAGAAGCAGCTGCAGAAACATTGATGGCAGATGCTCCAGGCGTTGCAGAAAAAATTTCAGAAGTAACTGCAAACACAAATATGAAGTCTATACAAACAGGTCTTGCAACACAGACAGATGCAATCAATAAAGATACTCTTTACGCTAAAGCTTCTAATTCTGTTGAGATTAAAACAATAGTTAGTAATCAATCTATTCAATTCAAAAGAAAAGTAGATAAACCAGAAGATAATTTTAGTGAAACAACAGTTCTCAGAAGCTCATCAACTGAAATAAAATCAGAATCAGGTGGACAGGAAACAATTGTCATAGCAGAAAGACCAAGAGTATACCCTAACGGAAATTTTCATGCTAGGTCAACTGAAATTGAAACTTACTTCAATACACTTTATGATGAGGTATTCGAACGATTTGGTGCTGGTGCAGAGGGTTCTAATAAATTAACTAATATAAGAATAAGAAAAAAACCTACTTATCACTTGCTTCCTTTTTATAATGATGAACTTCCATTAAATGAAATACCATATTCTATTGATAAAGTATATGGAGTTGAAATTGATGACCCAAGTGCTTATTTAAAAAAATCAGGAAAAATGCGTTTACCGAGATTTCGCAGAAAAAATATAATATATGGTCTGGACAACTCTTCTGGCGAAGGGTTATCATACAGAGATACGTTTAGTCCGACTGCTATGTTAAAACTGAATTTTTCTAATAATAAAGGTAAAAGTACTATAAATGTATTAGGAGGAAATTCATATGCATTTATTAGAATTCAGTATTCTTATTTTAGAGATTATGACCCAAGATTTGAAAATGGAAATCTATCTTAATATTTAAAAACATTACATAAATATACTAAATAAACATATAGGAGTTAAAGTATGTCTGCATACAAAGATGCACAAGCCAATAATGATATCACCAGAAATGTCAGACAATATACTGACCTAGATTTGTTCTTTGGTAAGAAATCTTCTGACTCTGATATTAGTAAAGTAACAAATGTACAAGCAGTTAAAAGGTCTGTTCGTAATCTTGTATTATTGAATGTATATGAAAAACCTTTTCACCCAGAGATTGCTGGTGGTGTAAGAGAAATGTTATTTGAAAACATGACACCAATCACAGCTCAAATTATTGCAAAACAAGTAGAGAATGTTATTAACAACTTTGAACCAAGAGCAAAACTTGTAGGGGTTCGTGTTCAACCAGATTTAGATAGAAACCTTTATGAACTTACTATAGAATTTTATGTTGTAAACGCACCTACAGAATTAGTAGATATGTCAGTTATGTTAGAGAGGTTACGTTAATGGCAACAAACGATAAAAGACTTTCCGTTACGGAATTAGATTTTGATGATATAAAAACAAATCTTAAAATATTTTTAAAAGCACAGAACGAGTTTAAAGACTATGACTTTGAAGGTTCTGGTATGAGTGTTCTCTTAGACACACTTGCATACAATACGCATTATCTTGGTTTTAATATAAACATGGTTGCAAATGAAATGTTTTTAGATAGTGCTTCATTACGTTCTAGTATTGTTTCACATGCAAAGATGTTGGGATATGAAGTATCTTCACCTAGAGCTCCTAAAGCAACAATTAATATATCTTTAAATACAGGTAGAACACTTGCAACTATGAGTGCTGGTACTGCATTTACTACAACAGTAAATGGAACAAATTATCAGTTTGTTACTGTTGCAGATATTACAGGTACAAGTACAGGAAATGCAATTCCCTTTGATAGCACAGAAATTTATGAAGGAACATATGTCACCACAAAATATCTTGTGGATAGTTCTAGTATAGACCAAAGATTTATTTTAACTGACAATCGTTCTGACACATCAACATTAACAGTTAAAGTACAAGCTTCTGTTTCTGATACAACAACTACAACTTATACAAAAGCTACAGACATATCACAATTGTCTAGGTCAAGTACTGTTTACTATTTACAAGAAATAGAAAATGGAAAATTTGAAGTATACTTTGGAGATGGCATTGTAAGTCAAGCAATATCAGATGGTAATATTGTTACATTAAATTATGTAGTTACAAACAAGACAGAATCAAATGGTGCAACATTATTTTCATCACCCTCATCAATAGATGGTATTACAAATATAACAATCACTACTGTTGGAAGTGCTTCAGGTGGAGCAGAACCAGAATCACTTCAGTCTATTAAACTTAATGCACCATTAGATTATGCAGCTCAAGGACGTGCTGTTACCACAGAAGATTATAAATTATATGCAAGAAAACTTTTTCCAAACACAAAAACTGTTTCTGTATGGGGTGGAGAAGATGGAAGTTACAGTACAAGTAGTGGTGTAAGCTCAACTGCTGAATATGGAAAAGTTTTTATCTCTATCAAAAGTACAACTGGAGAAAACTTAACCACTACACAGAAAGACCAATTGGTAAAGGATTTTGAACCTTACAAAGTTGCATCTATTACTCCTGTGGTGGTTGACCCAGAAACAACATTTTTAATATTAGGTGTTACTTTTAGTTACGATTCTAAATCTACAACAAAAAGTGTAACAGATTTAAATGGATTAATTAATAGTACAATAGTTGCTTATAACGTAGAAGAGTTAAATACATTCAACGCACCATTTAGACATTCGCAAATACAAGGATTAATTGATGGAGCAGACAATTCAATTCTTATGAATACAACAACTGTAACAATGGCTAAATTATTTACTCCAACAACAACACAGTCTACCTCATATACAATTAACTTTAACAATGCATTTTATAATCCAGTTAGTGGATATCAAAATTCTGTTATTGCATCTACTGGATTTTATATTGCCAGTGCATCTACTGAATATTTCTTTGATGATGATGGTTCAGGTAATCTAAGAATATACTCTATTGTAAGTGGAACAAAAACATATTACAGTTCTACAGCTGGTACAGTTGATTATGTAAATGGAATTATTGTGATTAATGGTATATTAATTTCAAGTGTATCTAGTGTAGATGGTTCAGCTTCTAGTGAAATTCGTATTACTGTGTTGTCTGATTCAAATGATATAGTTCCAGTTCGTAATCAACTACTAGAAATTGATTTTATAAACAGTACAATTAGTGGAAGGGTTGATGCAGCTGCAACTACTGGTATAGGATATACGACAACAACCACAGGAACAACAACTAGTACGACTGTAAATACAACTTCGTCAACTACCACATCTTCGAGTTATTAAAACATGGCAGACCAAAAGTCAAAATTACTGAATAAGCTATCACCACTTATAGAAGGACAGGTGCCTGATTTTGTACAATCAGACCATCCAGTTTTTGTTAAATTTTTAAAACAATATTACCAGTTTATGGAAGCAGGACAGATTACCTATACTGCAACCGTTGACTATGTAACATTAGAAACTACAACAGTCGCATATGTATTAGAAGAAGATGGTGATAGAGTTATTGTAGAAAGTGGTTCTAACGGAAGCACTGGTAAGTTTACAAATAACGAAACAATTACAGGTGCAACCTCTGGTGCAACAGCTACAGTTCTTGTAGAGAACTCTCGTGACTCAAAAATATTTGTTTCCTCACAACAGAAGTTTATTACAGGCGAAACAATTACAGGTGGTACTTCTAATGCGACTGGAACTATTAATCAGTATCGTGCTAACCCTATACAAAACATACAGCAACTTTTAGATTATGCAGATGTAGATAATACCATTTATGATTTCTTAGACCAGATGCGTACTTCTCTAATGACTGCTATTCCTAACTCACTTGCATCAAGTGTATCTAAAAGAGATTTAATTAAAAACATTAAAGACTTGTATTCTGCAAAGGGTACGAAAGAAGGA